TGGATGATAACGGCGTGGGGTTTCGCTACAGCTTCAGCGCCCTGAAGGACCGCCACACGGCGGTGGAGGTGAATTACACCGACCCGCAGAACGGCTGGCAGACCTCCACGGAACTGGTGGAAGACCCGGAAGCCATACTGCGCTACGGGCGCAACCTGCTGAAGATGGATGCGTTCGGTTGCACCAGTCGCGGTCAGGCCCACCGTGCCGGGCTGTGGGTGATAAAGACCGGACTGCTGGAAACGCAGACGGTGGATTTCACGCTCGGGTCACAGGGGCTGCGTCACACCCCCGGTGACATCATTGAAATCTGTGATAACGACTACGCCGGTACCATGACCGGCGGACGTGTCCTGTCCATCGATGCCGCCAGCCGCACCCTGACACTGGACCGTGAGGTGACCCTGCCGGAGACAGGTGCCGCCACGGTGAACCTGATTAACGGCAGCGGTAAGCCGGTGAGCGTGGCCATTACTGCACACCCCGCGCCGGACCGGATACAGGTCAGTACCCTGCCGGATGGTGTGGAGACATACGGTGTGTGGGGGCTCTCCCTGCCGTCACTGCGTCGTCGCCTGTTCCGCTGTGTCTCCATCCGGGAAAACACGGACGGCACTTTTGCCATCACGGCAGTGCAGCATGTGCCGGAAAAAGAAGCCATTGTGGATAACGGGGCCAGCTTTGAGCCGCAGTCAGGCACCCTGAACAGTGTTATCCCTCCGGCAGTGCAGCACCTGACGGTGGAGGTGAGCGCCGCTGACGGGCAGTATCTGGCGCAGGCGAAATGGGACACGCCGCGGGTGGTGAAGGGTGTGCGCTTCAGTCTGCGCCTGACCAGCGGAAGCGGAGAAGACAGCCGTCTGGTGACCACCGCCATCACTGCGGATACAGAGCATCGTTTCAGTGGTCTGCCGCTCGGGGAATACACCCTGACAGTCAGGGCAATTAACAGTTATGGCCAGCAGGGCGAACCGGCCACCACCCCCTTCCGGATTAACGCGCCAGCAAAACCCGCCACCATTGAACTGACGCCGGGGTATTTTCAGATAACGGCGGTACCGGTGCTGGCGGTGTATGACCCGACGGTACAGTTTGAATTCTGGTTCTCCGAAAAACGCATCACGAACACGGCACAGGTGGAAAAATCTGCCCGTTATCTGGGGACCGGCAGTCAGTGGACTGTCCAGGGGAGCCGGATTAAGCCGGGGACGGATTTCTGGTTTTATGTGCGCAGCGTCAATCTGGTGGGCAAGTCTGCGTTTGTGGAAGCCAGCGGGCAGGCCAGTAATGATGGTGAAGGGTATCTGGAAATTTTCCGGGAAAAAATAGGAAAACTGCATCTGGCTCAGGGGTTGTGGGAACTGATAGATAACAGCCAGCTTGCAGATGAGATGGCGGAGATGAAGACCAGCATCACGGAAACCCGCAATGAAATCACACAGACGGTCAACAAAACACTGGAGAACCAGAGCGCCACCATACAGCAGATACAGCGCGTGCAGAAGGACACAAATGATGACCTGGCTGCACTCTACATGCTGAAAGTACAAAAAACCAAAAACGGCATTCCTTATGTGGCCGGGATTGGTGCAGGGATTGAGGATACTGATGGCCAGCCACTGAGCAACATACTGCTGCTGGCTGACTGTATCGCGATGATAAATCCGGAGAGCGGCAACAGCACTCCGTTATTTGTGGCGCAGGGGAATCAGCTGTTCATGAACGACGTGTTCCTGAAACGACTGTTTGCGGTGAGCATCACCTCGTCCGGCAATCCCCCAGCATTTTCCCTGACGCCGGAAGGAAAGCTGACGGCAAGGAACGCGGATATCAGCGGAGCAATTACCGCGAATACCGGCACGCTCAATAATGTCACCATTAACGAGAACTGTGTCATCAGAGGGAAACTGTCTGCAAACCAGATTGAAGGCGACCTGGTGAAGACGGTGGGGAAAGCCTTTCCCCGGAATAACAGTTATGCCAGCGGTACGGTAACCGTCACAGTTTACGATGACCATGGCTTCGACCGGCAGATTATCATTCCCCCGGTGCTGTTTCGCGGGACGAAACACCAGAATTTCAACAGCCCGAATCAGCAGTCGTACTGGTATTCCACCTGTAAGCTACAGGTGCTGAAGAACGGGGTTGAGATTTTCCATGAACCGGCAACGGATGTCAGCCGGGTGTTCTCATCGGTGATAGATATGCCGGCAGGGCGGGGTCATGTCACCCTGACGTTTAATGTGTCGTCGGCCGGTGCGAACAACTGGACGCCGACAACGTACATCAGTGATTTACTGGTTGTGGTCATGAAAAAATCCACGGCAGGGATCAGTATCAGCTGACGGTTTATTAACCCGGACGGGCACCTCAGGAGGTGCCTTTTTTATTGACTGAAAACGAGAGGTCATCATGCGACATTTATACGGAGCCATTTTATTCTGGACCGCACTGCTGACAGGCATTTCCCTTCCTGCACAAGCTAAAACCGGACACGGTGCATTTTCTGTGGGGTACACACAGGTGCACCCGGACGGTACGCCGGGGCTTTCCGGTACCGGCATCAGGGCCGGCGATCTGAAAGGGATTAATGTGAAATACCGTTATGAGTTCACGGATCACCTGGGCGGCATTGTCGCGCTGAGTTATGCATCGGTGAAGAAAAGTGACACGATGCAGACGGGTGAAAATACCTTCCATTATGAAAGCCTGCGCGGTCGTTATGTCAGTCTGATGGCCGGCCCTGTCTGGCAGCTCAGTGAGCGGGTCAGTCTCTATGGCATGGCCGGGATGGCGTACACCCGCTGGTCTGACAGTGTTCAGGATTACCGGCGTGATGAAGTGAAACCGGGGTATGTGAAGGAGACCACCACCGCCAGTGATGGTCATACTGCGCGTCATCTGTCGCCGGCCTGGAATGCCGGGATTCAGTTCAGTCCCGTAGAGACGGTGGTTATTGACCTTGCTTATGAAGGTTCCGGCAGTGGCGACTGGCGCACTGACGGGTTCATCGTGGGTGTTGGCTATAAATTCTGATTAGCCAGGTAACACAGTGTTATGACAGCCCGCCGATTCAGGCGGGCTTTTTTGTGGGGTGAATATGGCAGTAAAGATTTCAGGTGTACTGAAAGACGGTACAGGAAAACCGGTAGAGAACTGCACCATTCAACTGAAAGCCAGACGGACCAGCAGCACGGTGGTGGTGAACACGGTGGCCTCTGAAAATCCGGATGAAGCCGGTCGTTACAGCATGGACGTTGAGTACGGTCAGTACAGCGTCATTCTGTTGGTGGAAGGATTCCCGCCATCACATGCCGGAACAATCACAGTGTATGAAGATTCTCAACCCGGTACGCTGAATGATTTTCTCGGTGCCATGTCGGAGGATGACGTCCGGCCGGAGGCACTGCGTCGTTTTGAACTGATGGTGGAAGAAGCGGCGCGTAACGCAGAGGAGGCGAAGAAGAATGCCGGAGAGGCGGAGACATCAGCGAGGAATGCCGGCATATCAGCCAGTCAGGCGGAAGCGAGCGCGGCAAATGCTGACACTTCAGCAGGGGAGGCATCGGAGTCAGCCCGGCAGGCGGCAGAAAGTGCAGCCGCTGCAAAGAAGTCAGAGGAAGCGTCCTCGTCCTCGGCCTCTGAGGCCGCTCAAAAAGCCAGTGAGTCATTACAAAGTGCAGCAGATGCTGAGTTGTCAAAAAAGACGGCAGAAAGTGCAGCCGGTAATGCAGCCAGGGATGCAACGACCGCAACAGAAAAAGCCCGGGAGTCAGCAGAAAGCGCACAGTCAGCGGAACAAAGCAGGATAGCGGCGGAAGAAGCCGTAAACCGAATCCCGACCGTGGTGGGGCCTCCCGGGCCAAAGGGGGAACAGGGGCCCGCGGGTCCTCAGGGGCCGAAGGGAGATAAAGGAGAGCGTGGCGACACCGGCCCGGCAGGGGCAACCGGTGAACGGGGGCCGGCAGGTGATGCTGGTCCGGCAGGCCCGCAGGGGCCGAAAGGCGACAGGGGAGAGCGGGGAGAGACCGGTCTGACGGGAAATGCAGGTCCACAGGGTCCAAAGGGAGATACCGGTGCGGCAGGCCCGGCAGGCCCACAGGGACCGAAAGGAGAAACAGGTGCGGCTGGCCCGGTGGGGGCAACCGGACCTCAGGGGCCGAAGGGCGACCCGGGGGAGACGCAAATACGGTTCCGTCTGGGGCC